ATGTATCCAATCAACCGGGAGGCATGGACTACTGGTTGCAACAGGTTCCCGGCGCGACGATGGAGTTCATCAGCGTTTACCTTCAGGGGCAGTACGGGACTCTAACAGACGGAAAGCCTGTCTACCCGGAGTACCAAGACCATATTCATTGCTTAGACAACCTAGAGCCGATTCCAAATGTGAACATAAGCCTTGGATGGGATGCGGGATTAACGCCGGCAGTTGCGTTTACTCAGATTTCCCCCCTTGGTCAGAAGCGAGTCTTAGACGAACTAGTCGTAGTGGAACACGCCAGCATGGGGATTCGGCAATTTTCTACCAAGGTTGTCGCGCCGTATCTGGTGAAGAATTACCCTGAGTTCATCAAGAAGGGACTCTTTACGAGCTTCAGCGACCCGGCGATGGGTTTCAGGAGCCAGAACGACGAAGTAACCGGGTTGATGATTCTCAACAAGAGAAACCTCCCGAAGAACACCCCGATAGAAACCGTCATGGAGATGGCTGTTTCCAACCCTGGAAGCGTTACCTTGCGGGACTTGGGCATCAGGACTCTCCCTGCCAGAACCAACTCTCCAATCGCACGTCAGGACGCGGTGCGGGCCTATTTAATCTCAGAGATAGACGACGGCGTACCGGCGTTCGTTATTTCCCCGAAGTGCAAATATCTCAGAAAGGGATTCAGGGGTGCGTATCGGTTCGAGCGGGTTCAGGTTTCAGGGGAGGAGCAATTCAAGGACGTTCCGAAAAAGACGCACGTTTCTCATGTTCACGACGGGTTGCAGTACGACTGCCTAATGTCGGTATTTGGGTCGAAGATTGAAGACCCCGTAGAGGTTCAAAGGAAGGAGATATTCGAGGGTTTGGATTCCACATCGCAAGTCGCGGACCTCGAACGGCAGAAGATATTTGAAGACCTGAATCAGCCAAACGATTTGGGGTTTTTCTAAAAAAAAGGAGACCACATGGAAGCAATAGTAATGCCGCTTATGATTGTTTTTCTCGGCGGGTTGTACGTCTGGGAGAAGGTTCTTGCCAAGCGGGAACGTGCTGAACTTCTCAATCGGATTATGGCAAGGAGCTTTGCCGAATACGCCAAGCACACCAAGCCGCCTGATTTGAGCCTGGAAGAAGCGCTTGAACAACTTAACGAAACGGTTCCGGTGTCGTGATGGTGCCATTCAAGACAATCCGAGAATTGATGGCGTTTGTCGGCAAGGATTACGGGAAAATCCGAGCCATTCCGCAGATGAACGCAGACATCAAGAAGAAGAAACGGGAGCGGTTCAACGAGAAGATAAGTCCGCTAAGGAAGACGACCGAAGCAGCCGGTAAGGACTAGTCGGAGGACTCGTGGCTAAAAAGCAGAAAGACGACGAACTCATACACGAAGTAGACGAGTTCTTTTCTCACAAGCTGGACCCGACCAGAACGATTCTTGAAAGGACTTGGTTCAGGAACATTCTGTATTTGATGGGGGAGCAGTGGATTGACTTCAACATCTCCGGCCAGAGGTTCGTTCGAAGGAAGATGGACTCCAACATTCCCACGCCTGTTTCCAACATTATCAGGGATTACGTTAGGTCTACAGCCGCGCTTATTCTGAACAAAGACTTCAGGATGTCTGTTTGGCCGAACACCGACGAGCAATCCGACCGGGACGCCGCAAAAATCGGGGAAGACGTTCTCAGGTATCTCGATTCCAAAGACGACGGGGATTTCCTTAACGAAAGAGAGAAAGCCGCCATTTGGATGCTAGTGGCCGGAACGACGTTTATGAGAACCTTTCCGGCGATGGATAAGGGTGCGTTTGGTTTCGACAAGAACGGAAACCCGATTAAGACCGGGGATGTCGTAAGGGAACACATCTTGCCTTTTAACGTAGTGGTTGACCACTACGGCGAGAAACTGAGCCAGAAAACGCGAGTGGGGATTCAAAGCCTCAAGCCGAAAGAATGGGTAGAGGACTCCTTTAAGCTAACGCTCAACGACGAAACCAACAGCGCCGAAATCGACTACCAGAGAAGGTTGATGACGCTGGTCGGTAATGTGTCTCCCTGGAAAGGGGCCGGGATAGAGGCTCAAATCCTAACGACCCCGAAGCAGGACTTGGTGATTTTCAAGGAGATTGAGTACCAACCCACCAAGGAATACCCGAACGGGCGATACGTTATCAGCGCCGGGGGAAAGATAGCTCTCGACGTAGACAGGATGCCGATTAAGGCGAACAAGTACGGTTGGGACTACAGCCTTACCGCCTTTCATTACAACTACGTGCCGGGAAGATTCTGGGCAGACGGCGGCGTAAGCGACCAAATCAGCCCGCAAAATTCCATCAACAAAATCGACCAAGCCCTTGAGATGAACCGATTGGGGATTGGACGGCCCAGGGTTATCACACCGGGAGACATAGAACTCAAGCGCCTTAACAAAGACGGGCAATCCGTCATTTTACTTCAGTACGACGCAATGGAAGCCGGCGGTTTGCAGCCCAAAATCGAAGGCGGCACACCTCTACCTCAACAGGTGCTAGCCGAAAGAGCCATCCATCAAGGCGTATCTCAGGATGCCGCAGGAAACCCCAAGAACGTCCTAACAGGGGAAGCGCCGTCCGCCAGAGCTTCGGGGGTATTGGTAGACGAACTTCAGGAAGCCGCAGAGGAAAGCCACGTTCAGGATATCGTCAGGTTTTACCGGAGCCTACAGGCAGTTGAACGCAAGACCCTTCTTTTGGTTAGCGAAGTCTTTACCGAAAACCGGATGATTAAAATCGAAGGCAAGGGAACCCTACCCAAAATCAAGATGTTCAAGTCGTCTGATTTGAGAGGCAACACGGACGTTAGAATCTCGGTTGCTTCAGGGATTGCCTCTACCGACGCAGGTAAAGTCAACATGGTCATGCGGATGATTGAGTCGGGAGGGTTTCTATTCAGTGAGCTTGGCCGCGACCCCGCATTACAGAATCAACTCCTGAGACGGTTGGGACTGGACGATTTCAACAGGGACTCGTCCGTGGACATCGATCGGGCTTGCGAGGAAAATTCCCGAATCGCCAATACGGAGAACTTCGGCACCCTCATCAAAGAAGAGGGGTACGGCTACAAGCTCATGCTTGTTGATGGGACAGACCCGGGGGGACTAGACGACCCGGAAAACGAAAACGTCTTAGTCTACGACCCGCTTTTCAAGCACGACAACCACGCGATTCATTATGCAATCCACAGGCAGTTCCTATTGGGCGATGAGTTTAAGTCGCTAGACGAAAAAACGCAAACCGTGGCTATTTCCCACGCAGAGCTTCATCAAGCCGTGATGAGGCAAGAGCAGGAAGCGGCCATGCAAGCACAAATAATGGCAGAGCAGGCGAAACGTACACCAACACAAGCACCACCGGCAACTTAGGAAGAACCTAATTGCCGCGTAATGCGCTAGGAGACCAAAAATGAGTGACGTAATCGACACCACAAATCAAGACCTGGGGCAAATGTCAGCCTCCCCAACTGACCAGGGGCAACCGTCGGACTCCCCTACCGACAACGGGGCAAAGCCGGATGCAACCCCGTCATCCGATAGCCTACCATTCGACCAACACCCGAAATGGCAGGAAGCAGTACAGGCGAAACAAGAGCTTGACGACCTTCTTCAATCGCACGGCTACGAGTCGAAAGAGGAACTCGCTAACGCTTTAGAGCAGGGCAAGTCCGTTCTCAGCGTTATCGGCCAAAGGGACTTGGACGAAATCGTATCCAAAGCTGAAAAGCTCGATAGATACGAGCAGTATTGGGCCGAACAGGAAATGCAGAGAGAGAACGAAGACCTGCTTCCTGAAGACAAGGTTAGCAAGCTGGAACAACGGCTGGACGAGTTAATCGACAAGCAGGAGTCGGAAAAAAAAGCAAAGACCGAAAGAGAACAGGCGGTTGCCGCTCTAAACGGTTTCAAGTCGGAAGTCAACTCTCACCTTTCAAAACAGGACGTGCCGGAAGAATACCAACCGTTTCTTGCGGAGTATTCCGGCGTGGACAATCGATTCAACGAGGTTGACATTACCGACAAGCCGGGCATTCGCGCAATGCTGAATGCCAACATCAAGAGGATTCAGGACTTTGAACAGGCGGTTATCAAGAGATACCGCGACGGCAAGATTCAGATTCCGAAAATCAGCGAAACCACTCCTGTCGATAACACTCCAAAGCCGGAACCCGTGAAAAATCTAAAGGAGGCCAAGACGAAAGCCTTGGAAATCCTTCGCGCAGCGCAAGAAGCCAAGGCCAGAGCCTCCTGAATGGAGTGAAAAATGGCTATCGATTTTACAGATTTAACCGCAATCAACGACACATTGAAACTCGTATACGGCCAGGGGCTTGCCAATCAGTTCCCTGATGAAGTGACCACCTATAACCAGTTCGAGAAATCCGACCGTTCCCCGAAGGGCCTGGGGTACGAGTTCGGCATCCGGTATGACAGAACCCAGAGCGTCGGTGGTCGGCGTGAGTCCGAAAGACTGCCTGACCCGCTGGTTGGGAAGTACGACACCGGACGGATTAAGCCGGTCTACGTCTACGGCACCCTGCGACTTACCGGACCCTCTATCGAAGCGGGGATGGGCGATGTAGCCGCGTTCGTGGATACCCTGTCGGACCAGATGGACGACATCATGCAGTCGATTGTTGTTGACCTGAACCGGCAGTGCTGGGGGGATGGTTTTGGGCTTCTGGGTACGACCAGTGCCGAGTCTGATTCCCTCACCACGTCAAGCACGACCTGGACCGTCACCTTCGACAACACGCTGGGAACCACATACATGAAGGCCGGCCAGATTGTTGACTTCTTTCAGTCAACGGCGATTGACCAGAGTTCGGTTGCCTCGCGTATTTCCAGCGTAAGCCCCTCGGACAAGACGATTGAGATGGAGTACAACGACGGCACCTACAAGACCAACCATCCGATTGTCGCCGCCAGAAGCTACACCATCGCGACCGACACAGTGGCTTCCGGTTCGTTCATGGTAAGGAGTGGTGCGCGGGAAACAACCCACTCCACATCGAAGCGACAGTGACGTTCTCGAAGGTCGCCGGTTCGTTACAGTCGACGTAAATGCCCTCAAGCCCGGTCAATTCAACTTCGGTATTCGATGTGGAGTGGGTTGTTTCCCTCGCACCACTCCTTACCATGAACGAACCGGAAGCCACTGTG